TCCACCGGCAATGCCAAACTTAACGGCAACACCCTTATCTTCAACCTGCCTGCAGGAAAAACCTGCCCAGGTGCTAGCATCTGTAAATCGATGGCAATTCAGACACCATCAGGCAGAAAAATACATGATTTTAAAAACACAGAATTCCGGTGTTTTGCTGCTTCATCTGAAGTTCAATATGATGGAGTTTTTGCAAACAGGGCAGAGAATTGGTTGGAGGTTAAAAGTCACTTGTACAATGGCAATCTGGCAGACTACCTTAACACCGAACTGGACAAAAATCTTAAAAAGAAGCACACCCGCGTTAGGATACACGAATCGGGAGACTTCTTTAGCAGGAAGTATCTAATGGCATGGATTAAGGTCGCACAGACTAATCCTAACCTAGACTTCTATTGTTACTCTAAATCCTTGGAATTCTTCCTAGGATTAACACTTCCGGAAAACTTCTACCTTACTGCATCATATGGTGGAAAGTTTGATCACTTGATCGATGAAGGTTGCTTCCCCCGATACGCTAAAGTCGTCAATTCTGTGGAGGATGCTGACACTTTAGGTTTGCCGGTTGATGTTGATGAACGGCATTGTTTCACACCCGGACCGTTTGCCATCCTGTTGCACGGGACACAACCTAAGGGATCTGAAGCAGGCAAAGCAGCACGGATCAACCGCACCGTCAAAAAAGAACTCAGGGAGGCACTGGGGGTGTGACAATCGGAGAACTGGTCTACAAGTGGATGCTCAACCGTCTGGGCATCCCTTATACTTAGGAAGTCAACCAAAGGGAGCAACCCCAATGACCAACACCACCATCACCCTCGACCTTGCCGGTATCCGGGAGTATGTTCAAGAGCACTACGGTTGTGACTGGGAGGATGCCATGGACTGGTTTGAACAGGTATCCGGTCAGACTGTACCCGAAGCACAATGGGAGATCATCGAACAGGTTTGGGATGAAGAATCCAAAATGTGGGAACCGACTGACGACGAAATGCTAAGTGCTTTCGGCACCAAGTGGCACGACGGTCTGTGATCCTACCACACCGGGGGGCACCTGCCCCCTTTTTTTAATGTTTTGTAACTGGGCATAGGTTCTACCTTCATCCTAGCACACCAGGGGGGTAGGGGGGGGGCACCAGGTGCCACTTTTGTAATTGGCACACCCCAAAAAAAGAATCTACCTCCATCCTAGCACACTTGGGAGCCCTCCCCCCCCAAACAGTGGACACTTATATAAGTGGCACAAAACCCCACTACCTACCTCCTCACCACCACACACCCCCCCCCAATTATGCTATGATTTGCGTAGTTCAACCACACCACACATGTTCACTTCACTCACCAACCGCAAGTCCTTTGGTGCCACCTACACCTGGGCGATCCTGTCTGTCCTTCCTATGGACAACGGCGACGATGGCATCGCGCAAGACGGTCTCCGTCCTACTGACATCAACGCTGCCCTGGGGATGCCTAACGATGCCCGCACCGGTCTCTCAAAGTACCTTAAGGCGATGGCAGGCAAAGGTCTGATCAAACGTCATGAACTTGGTCCCCGGTGGGTAGAATATACCCGGTTGCTGCCACTGCGGAAACGTGAGAGGATCGCACGGTGGATCTGGGGGTGATCCCCCCCCAGATACCTAGACTAGGATCCTAGACGATAGAACTCGACTAGGATTCTAGACTAGATCTCTCGACGAGATACATCATCATTAACATATAACATAACATATAACACTACGAGATATAACATATAACATACACGAGATGTATGCATTTTTTTATATCTCGTAACACATAAAAATAAGTTCTACCTCCATCCTAGCACACCGCACCCCCACCCCCCCTACGTTGTGCCACTAGAAAAAGTGGCACCCAACCCCTTGACAAGTCCCGCGGGGGGGACTAGAATAAAAGCAGAAAAAAAAGAAAATAAAAAAAAAGACGTAAAGTCTTTTCCTTTTTTCTATTGGTAGCATCTTGGGGTCTCGATTGCCGGTCTGGATGTGCCACTTTCCAGATTGTCACACTGCCATGGGTGCTGCTGATACCATGCCGGGTGCTGATTGTCAAGGGGTTGTTACATAGTGAATTCTGATGAGTTACAGGTTTTCTTTGGATTTGAGGGGTTGCCATTGCTGAGATCTGGGGCAGACTGACGGCAGGTCAGCAAACCAGTCATGCCCGGTCTGTTTCATTTTGTTTCCGTTTGGTTCCCGAAAATCTTACAAGGTCGCGGGTCCGATTCTCATGAGATTGCCATCGGTGCTGTGCCAGTTTGCGAGGTGGTTTCAAAATGGGAGGTTTGCTGAATCTGCTCTGTAGACTTTAAAAGTTCAACACCACACAAGAACATGAAACAGTTTGACACCATTGCCAAAATGAGCACGGGAGCATTGCTTACAATCCTAGTTTGTGTAGGAGGGCAATACATTCTCAACAATAATGCAAAGGATAAATGTAGATTAAACTCCAGACTTACTCTAATCTATATGGATACATTTATCGGTGATTCGTTTGCTTGTCGGAGGAGTTATCAGGGATGACATCTAAAACATACAGAGGAGTTAAAGTTAAACAATCCCCTCCCCTTATTTGTGAGGGGGAAGAGGTTAAATTCTTCTTAAAATACAGGGGGATTGTTTACACTGTAAACAAAGTTATTTGATTTGATTCTCTCCCCTTTACTGAGGCATCAACCCTTGTGTCTGGTTCTTGTGTGGTAACGGTTTCGTGACACAAGAACCGATGCCTCTCTAGAGGGGAGTCTGTATGGTACAATTTAGAAGTTCTACACCACACAAGAACATGACCATTTCTGACATCAAAAAAGAGACTGCTTGGATCACAGAAATCGATCAAGATTTCATTCTTGATATACAAAAAAACGTACTATGGGCAGTGTTTAGTGTTGAACAGGGTACTAAGATTCCCGGAGAGTATCAACCTGCTGTAGATGTTTACAATCATGAGCATAACTTTGAAGACCAATTATGGTATGCTTGGGAAGATGCTAACGAAGAATTGATCTCAAAAGCAACAGTTATGCGATACATTGTCAAAGCATAATTAACACTAACCCCTCTCCCTTTTTATTATGATTTTCTCTTTCTTCAAAAAAACCCCAGTTGCTGGATCTTATGATCCTATGCTCACTTCTTTATACATGGAAGCAGATAAAAACGAAACCATACCTTATAAAAGAGCAGAGGTTATTTCTGATGCTTATGGTATAAAGTCTGAATTTAATTCTGCATACGGTTCACCTGAACAATGGGATTTTGGTGTAGATGTAGGGGAACTTTATGATTGGATTATATGTAGAGTTCACCATAAAAAATACGGCATCAATTAACACTAACTGCACGGGGGTTAAGTAACACTAACCCCCTGCAATCGTTCGTGAACAGCAGTTATTTTATGTTGTGCCCCCCCGGTATATAAAACCAATGGGTCCCCACAAGCTATAAACGACCCAGATCGACCTTTAAATATCTCTCTCATAAAAAAATTTTTGATATATAAAAACATGGCACAGGATTCAAAGAGATGCAAAAAAATCCGCAGGAAAATTTAACGGTCGTAGAGATCGACCCAGTATCGGGGGAGCATTATATCACAATACCTGAGTGGATATGCGATGAGAACGGGTGGTACGAGGGAGTAGAAGTAAACATCGAGGTCGATAAAGATTCTATAATTGTTCGAAGTGTCGATTGAGTCCCTTGACCTCGTATAGATAGAGTGTTATGATATTGACGTAGTTACTTACAGTTATGGCTAAAGGATTCACTGTTAAAGCAAAGAAACCACCACAGGGCAAAGAAACGGCAACGGCAGAGTGGGACTATGATAAGGCCAAAGAAATGGTAAAAGGCAAGAGCATTGTCTTTTGTCTGCCAGGTCGTGGAGTCTCATATACATATCTGAAAAATTTTGTACAATTGTGTTTTGATCTTGTGCAAGCAGGTGCAAGCATCCAGATTTCACAAGACTACAGTTCGATGGTAAACTTCGCAAGATGTAAGTGTCTTGGTGCTAATGTACTGCGAGGACCGGACCAGGTGCCATGGGACGGTAAGTTGCACTATGACTGGCAACTATGGATTGATAGTGATATTGTATTCAACTCTGAGAAGTTCTGGCAATTGGTTCTGATGGACCAAGACATTGCAAGTGGATGGTATTGTACCGAAGACGGTCGTACCACAAGTGTTGCACACTGGATGGAAGAAGAAGACTTCCGTAATAATGGTGGTGTAATGAATCATGAAACACTTGAGAGTATCTCCAAGCGTAAGAAACCCTTTACTGTAGACTATGCAGGTTTTGGATGGTTGCTGATTAAGTACGGAGTCTTTGAGCATTCTGATATGAAGTATCCATGGTTTGCACCGAAGATGCAAGTCTTTGAGTCTGGAGAGGTTCAGGACATGTGTGGAGAAGATGTATCATTCTGTCTCGATGCTATCGAAGCAGGTTTTGAAATCTGGTGCGATCCTCGTATCAGAGTCGGTCACGAAAAGTCAAGGGTCATCTGATGGGTCAGACGAAGTATACAGTTCTCCATAAGGGCAAAGTATTATTCAGGAACTTGACGGAGGATGAGTATTTTGTTATCATGGAGGACCTTTCGGTAGAGTACTATCAGAAGGGTTCTCCAAGACCTCAAGATCTTGAAACAAAAATCACACAGTATTAAGGAGTATTATGGCAGTTCGTTCAAAGGTTGGTTTGGTCAAAGACGGCTTTATGCCCGGCAAACCGAAAAAGTCTCGTCAAGGAGACGGTAAGAATACGAAATATGCGGCAACCTCGCGTAACTCGGCTCGTAAAAGGTATCGGGGACAGGGACGATAATGGGACGTTGGATTCACAAAGGGGGTAAATCAAGACCCGACAAAAGATTTAAAAATGTCTTGACACCCAAAAAAGCAGCAAAACCCAAAAAGAAAAAGTAATAGATACATATAGTTTTGTAAAGTCACATGGCATGTTTGATTGCTAATCTTCCTTCAATGGAAGTGTGGGTTCGTAAAGAATATCTAACAGATCATCAAAGTGGACATGGTGAATTTGTTAAGGGCGTCTGGGTTTCGGTTAAGTCGATTCCTGGACGTGCTTTTTATTTTGAGACATATTTACCAGAGTATGCTGCGATGTATGATAAATTGCCCATCAGTGCGTTTGTCTCGGATCCTGAGACCCCTACACCAGACATGAGTCTACCAAACCTACAGTTTTGGAATTGCATGGACTATGGGGTTGTTTCAGTGGACAAGAAATTCATTGGTTCAATGGACTTTGAGTGCTATACAAGGGACCATGGTATTGTAAAGGGCACTTATGTCTGTACTATTGATAATTATCACCATGACCCAGACTATGTTGACTGGGCAACAAGTGAAAATCCTGCTGAACATAAGTCCCATAACCTGATTGAACTTGAAAATGGGCAGTATGGACTATATCCAAACAACAGAATGCGTATTTTTGACAATAGTTTGACACCAGTCAATCCCAAAATGCCAGATTTTAAGGTTTCGACGCAATATTATAGTGTTGAAAATGGTTATGACCGACTTGGAATGGGTCGTGAAGATGAATATTTCTGGAAAACGGCAAAAGAACGTGAAGAAATGCCCGAAGAGGGTGAAAATAAATAAAAAATAGGGATAGCAACCCCTCAAAAAGTTCTGTTTTTTACAAACAGGAGCAAAAATGGGCAATTCACCCGTCGATAGAGACACAAATTACATGAAAGAAGTGTGGGGGACGACAAGTTTAACGTCAGATTACTGGTCATTGCCAAAAGAAACGAACGATCCTGAAGAAAGAGTGATTCAGGAGATTATGCATGACGATTTAGACGGAAAAAAACAAAATCTTCAAGAGTGAGGGTATAAATAAGTTAAGAAAACTCTTGAAAAATGGCAAATCAGAGGATATCACGGGCATTTAAGGACATTAGTTTGTCCTTTGAGCCCCATCCTGTGACAAAAGACCTACAAATACTGAAAAATGAGAACGCAATTCGTCGTTCTGTGAGAAATATAGTCGAAACTATCCCAACAGAGAGGTTTTTCAACTCTTTGTTGGGATCTGACGTAAGATCTAGCTTATTTGAGTTCGTTGATTATGGTACTGCATCCACAATTCAGGATCAAATTGAAGTTGCAGTGACAAATTTTGAAGAAAGAGTGGAAAATTTGGTTGTAGACGTAGAACCTAGACCAGATGAGAACACTTTTAACGTAACTGTGACGTTTGACATCATAGGACAAGAGTTTCCAACGCAAGAATATTCATTCCTCCTAGAGGCAACGAGATAATATGCCTTTTACAAAATACTCTAACCTAGATTTTGATCAGATAAAGACTTCTATCAAAGATTATCTCCGTGCAAATTCAACTTTCACGGATTTTGACTTTGAGGGGTCTAATTTTTCGGTGTTGATAGACACTTTAGCATACAATACCTATATTACGGCATTTAACTCTAATATGATTGTGAATGAGTCTTTTTTAGACTCTGCAACACTTAGAGAGAACGTAGTATCTCTTGCAAGAAACATTGGATATGTCCCACGTTCAACCACATCAGCAAAAGCAGTAATAAGTTTTGAAGCAACGGCACCAGTGGACGGTAACGGTGTCCCAACGACCTCTACGTTGACCCTGAAGGCAGGTGTAGTGTGCGTTGGTAGGTCTAGTGACTCTTCCTATACTTTCTCGATTGTAGACGATATAACGGCACCTGTAGATACGACAACCGCAAAGGCTCAGTTCTCGAATATCACTGTTTATGAAGGTTCATTGCTTTCAAAAACCTTTAATTACGATGGATCTCTTGATCAGAGATTTATTTTAAACAATGCGTTTATTGATACTTCAACACTTTCAGTTTTTATCAAGACCACTGCTTCTGAACTTATAAAAGGAGTAGAATATGAACTTTCTGAGAATATTTTCGATGTAGATAAGGATTCTAGAATTTATTTCTTACAAGAAGTTCAGGACGAAAGATATGAATTGATATTTGGTGATGGATTGATTGGTAAGAAATTGGGTTCAGATGGTGATGGAACCTATATTAATGCAAAATACATTGTTACTGGTGGTAAGGATGGAAATGGTGCAACAAACTTCTCATTCTCTGGTACACTAGAGACTGAGAATACTCAAGTCATTAATCCAGGCATAATTACCGTAACAACGAATCAACCATCGCAAAATGGTTCAGATATTGAATCACTGGATTCTATCAAATACTATGCTCCCAAACTCTACTCCTCTCAATATAGAGCAGTAACGTCGAGAGACTATGAAGCTATTATAAAAAGAATTTATCCAGATACTGAGTCGGTTTCAATTGTTGGTGGAGAAGAATTAGATCCACCTCAGTTTGGAACTGTTCAAGTCAGCATCAAACCAAAGAATGGATCGTTTGTTTCTGATTTTAATAAGTCTATTATACTATCAGAACTGAAAAAATATAGTGTCTCCGGTATAAATCAAAAATTAGTAGATCTTAAAATTCTTTATGTTGAACTTGATAGTGCAGTTTACTTCAATGACTCACAAACATCAAGTCCAGATACCTTAAAGACGAGAGTAACAAATTCTTTGACACAGTATTCCAAGTCATTAGACTTGAATAAGTTTGGTGGAAGAATTAAGTACAGTAAGATTCAGCAAGTTATTGATAATACTGATACTTCAATTACCTCTAACATTACCAAGGTAATCATAAGAAGAGATTTGAAACCTGAATTGAATAAATTTGCACAATATGAATTGTGCTATGGAAATCAATTCCATGTCAATGCCAAAGGATATAACATCAAATCTACTGGATTCAAGATTTCTGGTGAATCTGATACGGTTTACTTTACAGATGTTCCAAACGAAGACATGTTGACTGGAACAATATCTGTTGTCAAAAGAGTTAATGATAAAGAAAGGATTATTATTAAGTCTGCAGGAACTGTAGATTATGTGAAAGGAGAAATATTATTGAATACTTTAAACATTACATCCACATCCTTGAGTAGTGGTGTCATCGAGATTCAGGCATTCCCAGAGTCTAATGATGTTGTTGGACTTAGAGATTTGTATGTGAGTTTAAGTATTGGAAAAAGCACCATAAATATGGTTAGGGATGTGATTGCATCTGGAGATGAAATATCTGGAACCAGATTTGTCAAAGATTTTTATACATCAAGCTATTCTAACGGAAGTCTAATTAGAGAGTAATATGATACAGACTGGATTTGAATCTAAGGTAAAAGTACAGGACCTTATAGAGAATCAACTTCCAAGTTTTATCTTGGATGAGAATCCAAATGCCGCGGAATTTTTAAAACAATATTACATATCACAGGAATATCAAGGTGGTCCTGTTGACCTGGCAGATAATCTTGATCAATATTTAAAAGTTGATAATTTAACACCCGAAGTTGTTGTAGACAGCACATCTACGACTTCGACGGTCTCTGCATCCGATACAACTATCAATGTTTCAAGCACAAAAGGATTTCCAAATTCATATGGAATTCTTAAGATTGATAGTGAAGTAATTACATATACTGGAAAAACGACAACTACATTTACTGGATGTGTTCGTGGATTTAGTGGAATTACCAGTTTTCATCAAGATTTAAATCAAGAGGAGTTGGTATTCTCCACATCAACTGCAGCATCTCATAGTAATGGTGCGCCTGTACAAAATTTAAGTTCATTATTTTTAAAAGAGTTTTATAAGAAATTAAAATATACCTTTACTCCAGGATTTGAGGAGTTGACTTTTGCAGAAGAAGTCAATGCAGGATCTTTCATCAAAAGAGCAAAAGATTTTTATGAGGCAAAAGGAACTGACGAATCAATAAAAATTCTTTTCAAGGTATTGTTTGGAGAAACTCCAAAAGTAATAAATCTTGAAAACTATGTTATCAAACCATCTACGGCAAACTATATTCGTAGACAAATTATAGTTGCAGAAGCTCTTAATGGCAATCCTCTAAATTTAATCGGACAAACACTCATAAAGTCTGACGATTCTGAAACTAATGCGTCAATTTCTAATGTTGAACCATTTTCTAAGAATGGAAAAACATTTTATAGACTGGAATTGTTTATAGGATCAAATGAACAAGAAACTGTCTTTGGCAATTTTGAAATTACATCAAACACAAGATCACTGGAAACAGTTTCTATAGGATCCTCAGTTGTAAGTGTAGACTCTACAATTGGTTTTCCAGAATCTGGAACAATAGTTTCTGGAACTAATTCAATAACATACTCTGGTAAGAGTATTAATCAATTCTTTGGATGTAAAGGAATTGATAGTGAAATAAAATCATCTGACAGTGTAAGATCCACAAATACTTATTTTTCTTATGAAGATGCAGACACTTCAAAGAAAGTTGAATTAATACTTTATGGTGTTATTGATGGTCTTACTCAAGTAAGTGAAAATGTAAATGTAGATGAAAAAGATATTATCTATGTAAAAAATCTTGGAGAAAAAATAGGAAGTGATACTAGTCAGAAAGAAATTTTTGCAAATTCTTGGATATACAATACTAGTGTAAGATACGAAATTTCTGCTACTGATTATACTCTATCTGCACCGATAAATGAATCTAGTTTGAAGGTTGGTGATGAAGTAGAAATTTTAAGTAGAGGAACAGAAAGTGTAATATCTAATCCTAGAGTTATTGTATCAAGTATAGATTTTATTGATAATAGAGTTATTTTAAATAATGCTCCAACTCTACAATCAGGAAAATTTTATGATCTGAGGAGAAAAGTCAATAAATTTTCTTCTACATCTAATTCTGCTCCTGCAGAATTTGGTGATGGTAAATTTTTATCAGATGTGTCAAATTTATATGTAGAGGATAAAGAATATGCTTATGTAGCGTCAAACTCATTACCATCAGAAGTTAAAGTAGGTGTTGCAACTGAATATGAATACAGTGTTGGAGCGGAACTTAAAAGTATACAAGTATCATCTTTTGAATTAGATACTAATACTGGATTTTACACTAGCTTTGTTGCATCAAACAATGTACCCTTTCTTACTGGAGATAGAGTAGAGTATTATCCAGTAAGTGATGTTTTGGTTGGATTGGATACGGGCTCTTATTATGTTGAAG